CTCTGCTGAACCGGTGATTGCGGTATACGAGTACGGGTCACCTGTCCCAGACGTGAACAGTGAGCCGAGTATCGCTACTATTAAATGTTTTCTGTGTTCCCTCACAAACTTCGGGTTATCCACATCTACGCCCGTACGTATCGGAACCCAAGTCGTGCCGTCAAACTCGCCTAGCAAGTTCACACCATCGGCAGCGTATAGCCTCTCTGTTCCTGCTGTACCGAAGAAGTTTATTGTTTCGAATTCAAACTTCCCACCAGGTAGCAATTCGATGGCCGTATCTACACCGTTCGCTACTACCTTGGTCACGCCTCCTACTTGCAGGTTCTCGTTATCCTCGAATAGCCCGGATACTGAATCGAACACCAGGGTGCCAACGCCTTGAGAAGCCCATGTACCTGTTCGCAGTAATGCCCTCTTAACAATGCCTGTCGCGAAGGAATTCGCCCCTACAACTACGTCCCCGTCGTTTATTATCGCTGTTGCGTTGTCGAAGTGTATCTCTCTACCGAACGGTATCTCTTGCCACCCGGTAGGCGTTGCACGATGCAATACACATGCTGTTGCTGCCTCATTGTCCCTTAGAGCGTATCGCTCCCCCTTGTAATACTTGACTCCGCGAACTGGGCCAGATCCCGGAACCACTGCTATGTCATCCCGGTTAACATCGGCTACTAGGTTCCTGTAGACCGCATGTAACCTAACATCGGTCTCAGAGTCCACGAGTACTGACGATATGGTACCCTGTGGCGTACCTCCTATCGTGAAGTTCTCCTCCTCTTCGAAAGTGCCAGTTACTTTCGCCAACACTAAGCTAGTAGTGCCGTTCACCAGAACCACGACGCCTGTCGCGCCGCTCATCTCTCCGGTTATAACATCTCGGAATATTACCGTTCCGGTTATACCAACATCGGCGACATAATAACTTGCGTCCGAGGGTGCGGGTTTGCCGTCGTACCTCTCAATCCCTCTCATCTTGGTGTACCCGCCGTTGTTATCTGGTTCGAAGTTCACACCCGAGGATACCCGACCAGGTTTCACCATAGCCGGTACGGTGACAAGATCAAGCCCTCCGTTTAACGGGAAGGCGTCACTCTGCATTTGCCTAAATTGCACCACCCCTCCTGTTGATAACCATACGAGGTAGCTGATCGGCCATCAGTAAAGAGTACAGCGATTTGAATTCTCTTTCTCCGATAGCGTAGTTATCTGAAGCGCCCTCGACTTGGGAAGCGAACATAAGTGCCCTGTATAATATTACTTCATGGAACTGTTCGGGCATGTTTGGCTCGTCGGTGTCCAGTGCTAGTACCTGCGGTTTACTGTAGTAATCTGCTGTTACTGTGAAGCTCGTATCTACCGGGGTTGGGTAGAGTATGATTGATTTGCTAGGGGAGATAACCACATCGTTAGGCCGACTCGCTTCCGTGGCTAGCGATCCGATTAGGTAGGAATCGCGGAATAGTTCATAACTCTGCCAGTGTGCCAGGTCGAGTTGATTCCCGATTAGACCATCTTGGTAGACTCTGAAAGTCCGTGGCACCCAGTTACCGAAATCGGTTAGAGACATCGGAGCTGCTTCAGGGTCATACTCTTTCTGACCAGCTATCGTGATGAACTGAACACTCTTGCGCATCCAGTTCCACTCACCTTTATTGCGGGTCTGTATGTCCTTCCACGCCCTGTCTATCCAGCGTACAACGTCTTTCCACTCACCTGACGGGTCAATGGTAGTGTCGTCGCTCCCTGAGATACCAGCGTCGCTCCGTAGTGTCTGCGCTAACTCTAGGCGGTTCACGCTTAGTATGTTCCGTGTTGTGCTCGTGCGAACCAGTTAAACCCTTCTGCGCCTGCCGGGTCGTTTAGTATCTGTATCTGTAATGATGGGGTTGTGATCGTCTCTACGCGGGTCTGGCTCAGTCCGTTGCTGTCAATGTACTCGTGAGTACCAACCTCGGTATGTGTGCTGATCATGGCGTTCAGGAACTTACGAGCCATCTTGTAGCGGTCACCACGCTTAACTACTCGGGTGACACCGTTCACGCCAACCACGAGCGGATCTGCTGCTGTCTTGTCTGGTGTCTTCTGAACCATGAACTCTCCTTCCTGTTCCATGAACGCTAAGTTCGCTACGTACTTCGCGGTCACCGGGTCGTTCATGTTGGTGTCAGTAGCAATTGCAAGGTCAGGACGATCGATGTCTTCTGCTGCTATCTTTGACGACAGGTCGACGTCATTTACTATTGTAGGCGCCACGTCCTTGGTTGTTATCTGAGGACGGTTTGGTCTTTGACTGTTATGGTTTTGGCTCATTTTAATTCTTCCTTGTTAATGATTACCCCGTCGCCAGGGTAATCAGTTTTCAAATAATGTTGCTTACGATGTGTGCAGTCTTGATTTAAGAACCATCAAGTCTTTACGGGTGTAAGTAACACCGGTCACGGACGCTTGGTTGCTTGCACCGAATGTCCAGGTAGAACCGTTAGAAGCCACTTTGATGATTAACTCACCGAATGGGACGAACGTTTCTGGAATCGCTGGATACTCGGGTGCCAGTATAAAGTTACCACTGGCGTCGAGGTCAGCTAATGCGCCTTGGACTACCGCAATCGCTCCTGCCTGGATACCGAAGATAAAGATACAACCTTTATTGATCGGTACTCCGACGAAGGCAACACCGGTTATGGCGTCGAGCGTAGGAGTTGCTGTATTGGTCTGTGCAGCATAACTTAAAGCTTCACCGTCCAGGCAATACAGAACCGCGTTAGCAGTAGTGAATGTGGTTGTAGTTCCCGCAGCCAAACCAGCTTTGGTAGTACAGAATTTATTTTCTTGTAGTTTCATGGTTTAATACTCCAATGTTTGTGGTTGGTTACAGGATTGCTGCGCCTGTCAGTACCTGCGGGTCGAAAGTCCCGTTAGGGCTTACGTAAGCAGTGTTCGGTGCTACGGTAGCATCATCGAGAGCCGTAGTGCCTCCGACAAAGTTACCGGTACCCGTTGGGTTGATAACGAGCACACCAACTACTGCTTTGCGTTGGTCTAACTTCGGCCACTTGATAGCTGCCTCCGTTGCGCCTTCAGTGCCCATCTGAACAGTAACCGTACCTGCGCTATTGACAGAGAACACGAACACGTTGAACTTGGCGTTAGTCACAGTACCAACAAGTGCAGGCATATCCGTACCAGCAGCTATTCGGCCTTTTACGCCTTCAGCTATGTAGTGGAACACCCCCGCACCCGTCTTTGCTAAAGCCGAGCTACCTGCCTTTATGACAAGCCCCGCACCGTTAAGTGCACAGGAACGAAATCGATTGAGCACAGGCGTCAGAATCAACTCTAGGGCGTACCTAGCTGCTGAGTCCGATACCTGGGCCAACCAAGCTTTTAAATTTTGTAGCATAATGAATCCTCCGTAACGCGGCGGTTGGTTCTTAGTCGGTCAAGGCACGAGTGGCAACTTCAACTACAGCCATTTGGCCTTCGTTTAAGCGTACCGCATTGTACCAGAATTTCGCGCCGACATAGCCACGTTGACCTAATACGTCGGTCTTGTCACGTTGGTTAACCGGAACTAGAGAGATGTCGTCCGCACCGATGTTCAGGCCGAGATGTCCCCAAGCTTCAGCAGAACCCACGATTACTTGGTACACGTCAGCACTGGTGCCGGTCGTGGACAGTAACGCTGGAACTGAACCCGCAACAGCGGCTCCTGAATCTTGAACAGCAATCAGCTCTGGTGAGCAGATGAATCGGAACTCTTCGCAAGCACCAATTTCACCGGCCACTGCCTTCATGTTCTCGCCGTACTTAGCGACGGGAATGAAGTTAGGCAGATCGCGCACATCACTGTTCATGTCCGAGCTGTGGTACACAGGGTAGCAAGCATCGGTTGGTGAAGTGTTGTAGTTGCCAGAAGCTTTCACTGGTTGCAGCAATTTACGTGCAGGCATAGAGTGGTTAGCTTTCATGCTGCGCTCAACACGACGTAGCAATTGGAGTGTCAAGGTGCCGTTAACGGTAGCGCGTGAGGTACCCGTGCCTCCGTAGAAGCGGTTGGTACAGCCTTTCAGCACCCCGAACAGTACCATCTCGCGAACCAAGCCGATGCGTTCACCGAGTAGGTTCTCTTGTTCTTCAGGAATCGGATCTTCGGACAGGTCGTTCGTGCGGTCTGTGAAACCGTACACCATACCGAACTGCTTTTGATCGACTTCGATATCCTGTACCGATACTGTCTCGGCCATTGGCATAATACCGTCGGCTAGTTGATGTTGTGCAGCGTAAGCAGCAGCTCGGTCACCTGTTCCGTTTTGGAAGAACTGGTTAGGGTTAGCGGCTGTCGCGCCTTTAGGCAACATACGGCGATACGAGGTTTTGATACCTGTGTTACGCTTGCGGTTGTCTTTCTGTCCCAGGGTACCGAGAACAATTACTGGTTGCGCGTGGCCGATGATACGTCCAAGCGATTTACCGATTCGGTCTGGTGGCAATCCATATTGATTAATAGGCATTTCTGTTACTCCTAATGGTTAGAATTATCTTTAGAGTTAGTAGCCTGTCATTACCCGCTTCAGTTCAGCATCTCTCGCAGCTTCTATCTGCTCTTCGACTGTCAGGGCTATCTTATTGCTCTGACGGCTAGAAGGCATTAGAGTCTTCTTGAGATCGACCTTTGGCTTCGGCTTATCCTCTTGTGTTTGTTCAGCAGGCTCTTCGGTATCCCCTGTTTCAAGTTGTGCCTTGTACTCTGTCATGATGTCCGCTATGCGTAGTATCTGATCGGCTGAGGGTCTGTCGACCGCACCTCCGACTAACACTGATTCGCGGTACTCATTTGGCATTGCATCAAGCCACTCCCCGAACTTCGGGTCACCCCATTTAACACTCATCATCCCTGGTGCCACTTCCTTCGCATCAAACTTAGCTATCTCCAAGAAGTCTGGATGCTTAGTTTGTAAAGACTCTACTGCCATGCGCTCTACTGCGGCGTTACCTCTCGGCTCCTCGAATGCTGGTGCTTCTTCCTGCTTCTGTACTTGTTTCTCGGTGTCAGCGACTTTCGCCACTTCTGCCTTTTGTTCTTTGGCCGCTTCCTCTCTGATCAAAGCTTTCTGAAGTGCGGTCACGAATAGGCCGCCTAACTCTGGAAACTCTGACTTCAAGTCCGCGAACGCTGGATCATCAATGTTCAACCGGCTGAATGCATCATTGAAGTTAGGCGAGGATTGCTGCGCAGGTATGCGCTCAATTCGTCCCTTCAAGTGTTGTATCTCTTGCCCGTATCTCCCATTGGTAGTATCCAATAGCTTTCTTAATTGCTTGTTCTCGTTGCGTAATTCAGCAAACTGATCCGCTAACGAGGGTTCCTTAACCTCCTCGGTTTCAACCGCTGGCGCTTCAGGCTCGACTTCTTGGGCCTGCTCTGCCTTTGGTTCAGGTTCAGGAACACCCGCTATACGGGCCGTTTCCTGCTCGAACGCTGTTTGAATAGCTGCTTGTGTCTCAGCTTCGGTTGCTTCTTTAATTTCTTCTGTTGCCATTTTACTGCCTCCTATTCGGCCTCGCGGTCGTGGATTTAAAAGTCTAAGTTGAGCAAGTCCTTCCTTGCGGCGATCCTGGCTCGTATCGTCCTTGTTTCATCTTCCGTTAAAGCCGTATCGTCATTGCGTCTGCGGTCTTTGTCGTTCAGATGTTCCAAGTGTTCTCTAAGTCTCCGCCATAGCTGAGAGTTCTTCTCAGTCTCGGTCAGTCTCATTATTCTGTCGTCTATCATTGCGTAAAGCTCTTACCTGGTTTCGCTTGCCCAGGCGGTTCGACTGGTGGCTTCGGTAGCCTGCTTGCGGGTGCTTCGATGCTAGCCAGTTCTTTAGTGGCCTGTATCTTCATCACTGCTTGCGTCAACTGAACCTTAGCGTCGGCCAAGCTTATCTCTTTCTCGTTAGCGTACTTCAGCAGTGCTAGCCGCTCTTCGTGCATTAGCTTCTCGATCTGCGCCTCGTAAGTCATGCGATTGCGCTCCGCTACCCCTGCCGAGTAGACTGCATCTCTGTCGGTATCACTCTGTACCCGGAACTGGTCGACCTGTGTTTTCTGGTCGGCTATGTACCTCGCGGTCTCGGCTCTGATCTGTTCAGCAGCGATTCTCGGGTCAGGTTGTTGCTGTTGCTGTGCTGCAGCTTCTGCCCGTTGTTTCTTCTCGTCTTCAGTGTAGAACACCTCGGTAGGCTCGAATCCCCAACCCTTGACGATACGACGCATGATCGCGCCTTTGTTGATACCGTATTCTGGATCTGCTGAGAACTGTAAGAGTATCTGTGCTTGCATCGCTTCGAGTTCGCGTTCCACGAGTACCGAAGATCCGGTCGCTTCTACTTTCAAGTCGCCCTTCTCGTCTGGTTCTCCGTACATCAGCAACCAGTCATAGAATCGTTTAATCAGTGGCTCAGTAACATCATCGTCACATATCCGTGCTATGCGTCTCAGTAGTGACGAGGCGTTCTTGTGGAGCATGTTCATACCGCCCACAGTCTCGGTAGCCGAGCCTTGTTCGCCCTGCATCAAAGCGTTAACCCCTGTCGCATCCTCGGCCATCTTGCCTGCGAGTATCATGATCTCCATAATCTCTTTCTGCATCGACGGTGCTGCGAGGAACTGGATCGCTTCTTGTATCGACCTTATCTGTTCATCTACCAGGTACCACAGCTTGCCCTTGGCGAGTTCCATGATACCGTTCTCGGGTATTACTGCTCCTTGCTTCATGGCGATCATCGGTATCGCGCTTAGTGCCATGTTGTCCATGAGGTTACGCCCCATGTCCAGCATCATCTTCTGCGCTACCCGCATCTGTCTTGCTACGCCGATTCCTGCCCAATGTCCCTTCGATTTCTGCCAGCACATGACTGAGTAATTGAATCCTCCGTCCTGCATCGGGTTCAAGTTACCCTTGATAACAGTGTCATTGACCAGAACAGCAACCACGGATTGGAAGTCCTTACCTCTTTCTTCCTCCTCGCAACCGCAGATTTCTATCTCGTCCCCGTCGGTCTTGATCTCCATTTCTTTAGCGAACCGCTCGTCCAGCAGGTCTAAGTCTGCAACGTCGATAAGCCCTGTGAAGTACCAAACCTCGAACAGATCATTCTCGCCCTTTACTTTCTTCTGGTCTTCGTACCCTTTACCTGGGCCTTCTTTCAGTACCTTGTCGATAGCGTCCGCTATGTACTCATCGCCCAGTCGTTTGAGGTCTTCGAGTTCCTTGTACGACAATGTGCCGCGCTCGAACACGAACTGGCCTTTATGTATGTCGTCACCGCAGTTACTATCAGGGAAGAAGTCCTCGGGTTCTACGAACTCGACACCCGGTACTATCTTCTCCTCGACTACCAGTTCACCTTCAGGTGATACCGCTTTGGTAGTGCTTATGGTAGCGAATGGGCCTTTCAATACGCCGGTGCCTATCCGTGCCGCCGAGCCTATGCACTTCCTATACTTCTTATCGTATCCTGCCTCGACTAACCAATCCTTTAACCGTACCTCGCCCTTCGCGCTTCGCAATGCGATGTCGGCTTGTTGCGCCTCATCCTGTACGGTCTGTGCACCTTCGGCTCTGATTGCTGCGTCATCCCCAATCGGTGTCTTCTTAGTGCCCCAGTTCCAGTCGCCACGGGGCAGGAGTATGTCCCCACAACGTGCGTCCGCTGCATCAACGAATTGGCGAGTTATGTTGAAGAATTCCGTACACTGAGTCGTGGCTTGCGTTGATCCAGTCTCGACTAATGGCGCGTCCGAGGCGTAAGGCTTGCTGTAGCGGATCCGAGTGCGGTTCCACTGATCTACGCCTTCGTAGTAGTCCTGATCTTCCTGCCAGATAGTCTCGATACCTGAAGCGCGACGGCCTTTAACAGCTTCGTCTCTCTTCTTCGAGATCATCTTGCAAAGACCTTCGAAGCGTTGAGAGTCCCGCTGTGCCTTCTCAGCTTTCAGCTCACGTAACCGCTGTGTCAGGTTAGCGAGAGTCTCTTCTGATATCGGTTGTTCTAATTCCATATTAGGTCACTATTGCCGGGTAGCCTATCGGTTTATTCGGATTCGGTCTGCGTGTCGTAACCTTCAATTCAGCTACTTGCTTCCTATATCTTACCGCTTGGTCCGACGTGCCGTCGGTCGCACTATTGACCTGGAAGAACATGTACGAAGCGCCTGCGTATGAATGCGTACCCCATCTCGGAGTAAAGTCCCATGGTGCTTCGAACGGTGTGAAAGCGTAATCCAATATCTGATCTAAGGTGTGTGGAGGCATGAAGTTTGCAACCGAACAGACGCCTACCTCCCAATGTGCCAGGGTTCCCGTGCCTACTTTAGCCGTACAACTGAACCCAAGTACACCGGTTGTAGAGTTGTACCCTGAAGGCGCTGCTGCTGTGGCGACAACGGTGCCGGTCATGTAGTTCGTGGTCGGCTCATTGAAGTCATTGAGCAGCGTCACGAAGTTACCTATCGATATGCTCTTAGTACCCGAACCAATGTTCACATCTTTGGTGCCGGTAGTAAGTGATAAGCTTGAGGTGCTCGTGTATTGCGAACCGTTGAGTGCATTATGCTCTGAGACTTCGCCACTCAGCAGTACCGAGTACGAACAATCGGATTCGGCTAGCGGTTGGTTGTTCTCGTATAGCGTTTGCACACTACCTTTCGGTGTGATGTTCTTACCGCTGTACCCGTCCTGTATGTAGACCCCGATACCGTAATCGCTAGCAAGTACGCTAGGTCGAAGAGGCGTGGCCGACCAGATCGTGTTCGGTGTGTTCGGTGATATTATTAGTTCGCATTTAGTGAAGCTTCCCTTCGCTACGGCGCATGCGCTGAAGAAGTTCTGGAAGTATTTGGCCAGTGTAGCGGCGTGATCTGTCGGTGTGACTGAAGCTCCTGCCCCTGGTACGCTCATTCCTGTAGCTATCTTAACTGGATCCGATGCAGGAATATCGACCAGTCTGTTGTAGCAAGCGGGTAGCTGTGACGTCTCGTTGATAATCACTCCGCCGAATGTATCATCGTCGTTGTACTGGGTCGCTATCGCTACCAGCAGTGCTTGGAATCTGAGAGCTACGGCATCCACCCACATCTTGGCGTTACGTGATACTGCGTTCTTGTGTACACCTTCGTACTCACCGAATCCGCTGTTGCCTGTGCCGCCTGTGTCCCCTGTGTAGGTAGTGCCGCTTCCTGATCTCATGTACGCTGGTACGCAAGGTGAGGAGCTGCCCGAGGTGTTGAAGTTGTAATTGCGGTAGAATATCTTTATGAACCACATGGACTTC